TCGACGAAGCAAGTTTACCGCGTAGGCGGTGGATTTACGGGCATCACCACATTCGAGGCTTTGTTAGCGTCACGGCGTCTGCCGGCGGTATCGGCAAGACTTCGCTCACAATGGTTGAGGCGTTAGCTGTGGTGACCGGGCGGCCATTGCTGGGTGAGAAGGTGCATGAGGCAACAAATGTTTGGATCGTCAATTTAGAAGATGACATGACGGAAATGCAGATCAGGCTGGCCGCCGCCATGAAGCAACACAACGTCACGCACCCAGAAATCGCCGGCAAACTATTCATGGACGCCGAAGACACAATCGGCATCACGCTTGCTGCGGAAACAAGGGACGGCATTGAGACCAATGACGCCTTCCTGAGCCACATGCGAGACAAGATAAAGGCTAATAATATCGGCTTGGCCATAATTGATCCATTTATCTCGACGCACGAAGTCAATGAGAATTCCAATATGAGTGTGCAGAAGGTTGTCGCCATGCTGCGCCAGCTGGCTAGAGAGGCTGGCTGTGCCGTGCATGTGGTTCACCATGTGCGCAAAGGCAACGGTGAGGACGCCGACATTGACTCAGTGCGCGGCGCAGGTTCACTGATTGGCGCAGCTAGAGCAGCCAGAGTTATAAACAAAGTGAAGTTTGAGGACGCAGTGGCGCTCGGTGTGCCGGAAGCCAACGCGACGGGCGTTTTCCGAGTAGATGATGGCAAAGCTAATCTCAGCGCACCATTGCCAGCCGACAAAGCAATCTACCGCCGCATGGTCAGCACGCAGCTGGACAACGGCGAATATGTTGGCGTGGCCGTTGAGTTTAAGCTGCCAGATCAGTGGGCAGGCATGACAACCCGTGTGGTCAACAATATGCTAGACCTGATCGACAAAGGCCCAGAGGATGGCGAGAAGTATTCTATCAGGCCGCAGGACAAGCAACGCTGGGTCGGCGCAGTCATCACAAATTACAGGTTCCCAGACCTAGACCACACAAAGTCAGCAGGGCAGGCAAAGACAATCCTGCGCCAGTGGAATGATGAAGGTTTACTGGAGGAAATTGTCTATCATAGCCCAAGCCAGCGCAGGGAGCGCAAAGGCATCGTATCAACGGGCAGAGTTGGGGAGATGAACTGATGAGACGTGAGTGGACAGGAAACCCGAGAGATTGCTTCTACAAAGATATGGAGCAGTTTATAAACGTGCAAGAGTTTGCCTTTCACGCGGAGCGCAACGACATTCTGGCATTCTATTGGCCAAACTATGACGCCGCACCGTGGCACTTGCAGGCCATGCTCTACATAAACAGCGATGAGGAGACAGAGCTTAACTTCTGGCCACATAAGTCAAAGGGACAGTTCAAATATGAAAAGGCTATTGAGCCAATGAGCGCGTTCTTCGCGGAGCTGTCAAAAAGAGTAACACAAGCCAACGAAGAGGACGATTTCGATGTTATCGAGTAGTGCGTCAGTGGAAAATTTCAGTGACGCATGTGTGACGCGCAGTGACGCATTGCTGAAATTCGGTCAATTTGTGGGTGATTCGGAAATCTCGCAAACCCCTTATTTATATAGTGCGTCAGTGGATTTGCTGAATTTTCCTACGGAAAATTTACCTCCAGTGACGCACTTTGTCAAGACGCAGGTCTTAAAAAGAGTTCGCCAAAGCGAACACTCTCTTTTTTTGAGACGACCAGCAGCTCCACTGTCCCGCCTTCCTTCGCTGGCGCGAAGTCGGGCCAGAGGCGCAGCTTTGCGTCCTAACGTCAGCTGGCAGGGTTGGCAGGGTTTACGGGAGTTGGTCCACAATGGCTAAAAAAGCAAAACCAAAGTCGGATAAGGCTAAAGCAGCGATGGCCAATCGTGGCACGTTTGAAAGCAAGCATACTGACTATGACAAGCCGATCCACTACAAGGTAGCAGCAGCGGTTGAGCCGTTCACCTTCGCGTCAGCAGCGGCGGCTAAGGTGTGGGGAGATACGCTGGTCAATTGTGTGCCGCCAGCATACGCGCTGCGCTATCGTGAGCTGAAGGGTGAGCTGAACGCAGCGATGGTTGCAGACGATTACACGCTGTGCGCACAGCTAGCCACAAGCCTGATTAAGGCGCTCAAGGTGATGAACGTGAAGGCAAGGCAGGATGGGCCATGAGCCGCCGAAGGTTGACGGGCATATAGCCGAGTTTAAGGGGAAGACGTATTGCTTCCTCGCCAGCGGTGATCTGGCAGCTGTCCGGCGCAAGTATCCAACGTGGGCCGTGTATCATATCAGCGAGGTCTGCGCAGTCATGAGCGTGCGCACAGATGAAATGGTGGCGGCTGTGACAAAAGAGTTTGCCGGGGCAAGGATTATAGACGTCCGGGCGTTTGATGATGAGATTAACTTTGAACCTAATGGAGAGTGAAATGACGCAGAAGAATGTACGCACAGCGGTGTTAGAGGAAGCCATCGGGCTGATTAATGGGCCGCGCCAAGCGCACTACGGTACGCCGCAGGAGAACTTTGGAGCAACGTCGCATATGTGGTCAGCATATCTGGGCATCAAGGTATCGCCGGGCGACGTGTGTAGGCTAATGGCGCTATTGAAGCTGGCAAGGCTGCGTAATGGGCCGCATCACGATAGCAGCTGCGATGGCGCTGCATACTTGGCGCTGGGCTGTGAGCTGGATGAGGGTATGCTTGACGTGCCGACGCAGCAGACTTAATGTCAACGTCAGGCAGCGCATCCTCCCGCGCTGTCCAACTGACCCTCGACGGTTTTCATCCAGTTTGTCCGTCGGGGGTCTTTTTACGCAGAAGGGTGGCGGCATGTCTCACCGAATTAGAATGAGCCTCGACATAGCCTGCGAAGACGACGACGCTGCGGAGGCAGAGCTTACATGGCTGGCCGAGTACGTTGAAGAGCGGCTGCATCATGGAGCCGACATGCAGCGCATCGTGCAAGCAATGGTGGAGGCTCTGGTTGAGCTTGGCGACGCTGGTGAGCTGATGGCCGGGATGAACGATACCATACACTGAGAGAGGCTGTGAGCGCGTGTCAGATGGTGTTGGAGCGCTCTGCGACACTGGTTGGCAACGACGCGCCGGGTGCGCTCGCTTAATTGAACGCTTGTTCAATTACAAGCCCTCAATACTACATGTTGTGTTTGCTAGTGCTGGCGCAGTTAACAATAACGCCGAAGCAAGCTAAGTCATTGTAAGCATTGAGGGCTTGACTTTACATATGACTGATTATGACATTTTTCTGTTAAACGACGCTCAAATACCCCCCCCCGGTCAACGTTTCGACGGGGGAGTGTGTGTGTAGTTTCCCGCACACACGCTCGCAAAAAAATGTTGACCACCTATCTCAAAACAATTAACTGTTAAGCGACACTAGATGGAGGATATGTTAAAATGTGCAGAGTTTGTGAGCGAGAAGATGTCATGGCGCGGGGCTTGTGTTCGGCGTGTTATATGCGTGCGCGCCGCATCCAGCGGAATGGTAGCTTGGAGTTGCGCCGTCCACGCGGTGAGGGCGAAGCGCTGGCGCTGGCTAACAAGCATCTTTGGCTGCATAGGTTTACGAGCAAGATTGACGCGACTGGCGACGGCTGCCATGAGTGGACGGGTGGCAAGACTAAGGGTGGCTATGGTATGTTCAATGCTTTGGACCGTTCAATCTTGGCCCACCGCATGGTTTACCGCCTTGCTGGCAATGGCCTGCATGATGTTGTGATGCACACTTGTGACAACCCGAGTTGCTGCAATGTCGCTCACCTTCGCGGCGGCAGTCATAAGGACAACATGGCTGATATGGATGCGAAGGGTCGGCGTCGGCCCGGACGAGCTGACCACTTGCGTGATCGGTCGAGCCACCCTCGTGCGCGTGCAGTCGTTACGCCGCTGGGCGAGTTTCCTTCTGCTGCGTTGGCCGCCGATGCGCATGGCGTTGCTGCTGGCACGATCCAGCGCAAGTGCCGCGACGGCGTTGCAGGCTTTGGTTATAGGTAGCCCCCCCCGGCCCCCTCTTGCCAACCGATGCTCACTCAGAGTAAAATTTAAAAAAACGGGAGTTACCACAATGGCTGGGAAGGCTTTACGCAAACGCATTTTGGCTGAGGTCGCCAAGAACGGCGGCGCTGAGTATATATTTGATCGGCTATCATCTGGCACCACGGTGACGGCGATGGCTAAGGAGTTTGAGTGCAGCCGGGAGTATTTGCGCAATAGTTTGCATACTGTGCCGGAGTACAAGGCGGCGATGGAGAGCGCGAAGCTGACGGCAGCTGACGCGCTGGTTGAGCAGGGCTTGGAGATGGTTGACGCGCTAGATGGCGGCAGCTCAACGCAAGAGATTGCTGCGACGCGCGAGAAGGTGCAGTGGCGCAAGTTTATGGCTGGCTCGTATAATCAGGAGCGCTACGGTAACCGGCCTCAGACCAATGTTACGATTAGTGTGAGCGATATGCACTTGGACGCGCTGAGGAAGGTTAATGCTGACTTGGCTCAGATTGATGCTGAGGACCGCCAGCGTGAGGCGTCGGCCATTGAGGCTGACTATGAGGATGTGACGGATGAGTGAAGCCAACCCGCTAGAAGAGTTTGTGCTGCGTTATCGTGATGACCCGGCTTTGTTTGTGCAGGAGGTGTTGGGTGCGACGCCGCATGATTATCAGGCTGAGTTTCTGCGCGCTGTTGCTGACGGTGAGCGCAAGGTTAGCATCCGCAGTGGCCACGGCACGGGTAAGTCAACGTCGGCCAGTTGGATCATGCTTTGGTTTGTTTTGCTGCGCTTTCCGAATAAGGTTGTTGTGACTGCGCCGACCAGTGGTCAGCTGTTTGATGCGTTGTTTGCGGAGCTGAAGCGTTGGATTAACGAGCTGCCGCCGCAGTTGAAGGTGTTGCTGACGGTTAAGTCTGATCGAGTTGAGTTGAACGCAGCGCCGAGTGAGGCGTTTATTTCTGCTCGGACTAGCCGGGCTGAGACGCCGGAGGCGTTGGCTGGGGTTCACTCGGAGAATGTGCTGTTGGTTGTGGACGAGGCTTCTGGTGTGCCTGAGAAGGTGTTTGAGGCTGCTGCTGGTTCGATGTCGGGCCACGCGGCAACGACGATCTTGCTGAGCAACCCGACGCGCTCCAGCGGTACGTTTTATGAAAGTCAGACGCGGATGGCTGACAGCTGGTGGACGCGGCGTTGGTCGTGCATCGACAGCCCGCTGGTCAGTGAGGAGTTTGTTGACGAGATGCGTGCGCGATATGGGGAAGAGAGCAACGCGTTCAGGATTCGCGTGCTTGGTGAGTTCCCGATGGCGGATGATGACACGATTATTCCGTTTCACTTAGCTGAGAGTGCAATTCATCGCGACATTGAGGTGACGCCGGATGAGCGGCCTATCTGGGGTTTGGACGTTGCGCGCTTTGGCACGGATAAGACGGCGCTGTGCAAGCGATATGGCAATGTTGTGACTGAGATCACCAGCTGGCAGGGGCTGGACTTGATGCAGACTGTTGGCCGGGTGATGGCTGAGTTTGAGGGTTTGCCGCCCAGCGCTCGCCCGAAAGAGATATTGGTTGACAGCATTGGCGTTGGCGGCGGCGTTGTTGATAGATTGCGTGAGCTTGGCGCGCCCGTCAGAGGTATTAATGTTGGCGAGGCTCCGGCTATGGGTAAGACGCATATGAACTTGCGCAGTGAGCTTTGGTTTAAGACGAAGGGTTGGCTTGAGGACAGGTCGTGCAAGTTGCCCAACAACGATCAACTGTTGGCGGAGTTGACGGCGATTAGGTACAGCTTCACGTCATCGGGCAAGATGAAGGCTGAGAGCAAGGATGAGATGCGCAAGCGTGGGTTGAAGTCACCCGACCTTGCTGATGCTTTGTGTTTGACGATGGCCAGCGATGCTGCGACTGCATTGTCTGGGTCTATGTCAACTTGGAGGCAGTCACTCAAGCGTAATTTGAAAGGCATTGCATGAAGCCAGTTCCGTTCCACAAGCTGTCACCTAGAATGAAGAATATCCGTATGAATCAATGGATTAAGACTTACATCGGCAAGGGTTTGAGTTTAGAGGAGGCACAGTTTGCGGCCCGCTGGCGCGCTGGCCATTGGAAGCTGTCTTCCCGCATGGAAAAGATTATGGATGATTTGGGTGAACTGTGATATTGCGAGGAATACACCCTGCATGGCCTTTGTCAAACAAATGTGCTAATGTGCAGAAAAATGAGGATTGATAATATGACACCATGTAAAGGTTGCCCCACCCCCGCCGCTTGCAAGCGTGCTGGCACTTGCTTGAAGAAAAAATACGGTAAGTAAGTTTTGGTTGGGTTGCTATCTCCCGGCGACTACGCTGGCTATGCTGAGGAAGGTCGCCGGCTTGCGGTTGACGTGCCTAATGTCACGCCGATGGACGCGGCTCGCTTTTGTAGCTGAGGCCACACCGATCATTGGTGACGCGATGGCGGCCAAAGAGATTTACGATGAGGCTACATCTGAAAACCCGAATTGGGCTTTAGTTGGCGCGCTTGGCGGTGCTGCCGTGTTGGGCTTGTTCCCCGGCATTGGTGACGCAGCTGCGAAGGCTGTTAAGTCTGGTGCGCGTGCGGCATTGGATCAAGTTCCATCTGATGTAATTTATGCAGGCAAGTCGCTGGCAGAGGGTGACATGCGTGGAGTGTTGGATGCGTTTGGCAAGGGCGGCGAAGCTCAAAGTTTAAGTGCCGCATCTAGCAATGTCCCTCGCCAGATGCCCGCCGGGAATGTTCTTGATGCGGTTGATAACTTAACTAAAGAGCAAATTGCCGCCGCCGTTCCATTTACGCGTAAATCTGGGTTTGCCGCTCCCCGACAGGGTGGCGGGCGTGCAAAAGACCCTGCTTTGTATTCAAATTTTGCTAAAACTAAGCAAACTGGGGTTGCCCCTAGTGATTGGTCTGTTTCTGGCCGCAGGCTTGCGTCTGAGGTTGCAGCACCCAAGTCAATGAGTGCAGAGGATATTCAGAAAGCTGGATTTACAGACCTTTTCGGTTTTGTTGCTGACAGCACTATGGGTGATACGGTTATTGATGAGGTTAATAATGTTCGCTTGCCCCGATCAGTTATGCAGCAAGGTGGTCACAACTTCGGCGATAATATAGACAACCGAGGTTTCGCGTCAGAGGAACGGGCATTAAAAACAAAAGAAAAAGTTTGGGATTCAGTTGTCCAGAAAGACGGGAAGCCTCTTGTCACACCCATGACAATGGGTACAGCTGGCGGCGACTTTAGTATGCACCAAACTATGACGATGGGTCAGCTTATAGGCGCACTGGCCGATCAAATTGACCCTAATTTTGTTCCACTTCGCGGCGCAGCTAAGAACAACAATAGGTTTTTGCCAGAAGGTATGGGCCTTTTAAGCCCAGAGTTGCCTGCATATCTTGCGAACTTAAAGGGTGGAGAGCGCGCGGCGTTTATGAAGTCTCTTGACACAAAGGCCGCCCATGACGCTGGTGTTCCGAGTGTTGGGGCTGTTCGCTGGGCTGCAACCGACCCAAACCTTGTTGACCCTCCCGCCCTTAGCAGTGGTTATCGCGCTTTTGAGCCACAAACGGGCGACTTCTTTGAATACGGCAATAAGCACGCATCATACGACGCAATTATTCCGCGAGTCGGTGAAAATATGACGATGAGCGGTCTTCGTCCTTGGTATTTGCAATTTCCAGACGCGGCTTACCCAAAAATTGTTGACTCAACGCCATTTGGTTCCAATATGTTAAAAGTTGAGGCAATGCCTAAAGACATTCGCGGGTTTCAAATGAATCCCAACATGCGTCAAGTAATTGATGACCAGTGGGTTGAGGTAAACATGATGTATGATGAAATATTAAAAACACAAGGCAAGGAGGCAGCTGATATGTATGCAGTTGACGCTATGTCGAACCGCGCGCTAATGTCGGGGAATTACTAATGGCAATTACAACTTACGCAGAGCTAAAGTCTAGCATAGCCAACTGGCTTAACCGCGACGATCTTACGTCGGTCATTCCTGATTTTATCAGTTTGACTGAGGCAGGCATTAATCGTGACTTACGGCATTACAAGATGATAAACCGCGTTGATGCTACGCTTGATAGTCGTTATGTGCAGATGCCTGCTGATTGGCTTGAGACTGTACGCTTTGGCATTACATCTGGCACAACTTATCGCCTTGAGTTGGTTTCTCGCGATGACATGCTCGAGTATCGTCAGAACACGTCTGACATTGCTGGCATTCCAAAGTTTTACGCAAACATTGGCGACACCATTGAGGTTTTCCCAACGCCTGCCGCTGAGTATCAGATGCAGCTTCAGTATTATGCTAAAACGCCTGCGTTGAGTGATAGTAACACAACAAATTGGCTTTTGACTGACGCGCCTGACATTTACCTTTACGGCTCGCTAATTCAGGCTGCACCATATTTGAATGATGACGCCAGAGCGGAGACTTGGGCCGCGCTTTATTCTGCGGCTATTCAGTCGATGCAGAAGGCGTCAGATGACACACGTTTTGCTGGTTCTGGCCTTAGAATGCGTGTGACTAGCTATTAGTCGCGCGATGGTGTATAGAAGTCACAGATATATCTAACGGAGAAATCCATGTCTTTAACTAACGCTTTTGAGACAAGCACACTGCAATATCTGCTGACGACGGGTAGCGTTACCCGCCCTACGGCATGGTATGTTGGTTTGTTTACATCTGACCCAACTGACACTGGCACTGCTGGCACAGAGGTTGCTGGCAACGGTTACACCCGCGTTGCTGCTACATTTACAGTTACCGGCGACACGGCCTCCAACTCTGCATCCATTGAGTTTCCGGCGGCAAGCGGCGGCAACTGGGGTACAGTTGGTTGGATTGGCATTATGGACGCGTCATCTGGCGGGAATATGATTATTCACTCCGCCCTTGATACAGCCAAAGCCATTAACGATGGCGATGTATTCCGCATCCCAACGGGCGACCTTGACATCACGGCAAGCTAATGGCCTTGCGCTCCACATATAACTCAGGTGTTTTCAACTCTGGGTTATACGGCGAGCCTGAGACTACGCAGGGCGCGGCTTCCGCGTCTATTGGCGTTTCTGTTTCTGCGTCTGCTGTTACGATTGTTGACGCGTCATCTTCAGCGTCCATTGCATTTGTTTCGTCACAGCCAACGGGTGTTCGCGTTGCAGATGCGTCGGCCAGCGTAAGCCTTGGCGGCATTGCAAATGTTTCTGCAATTACATATGAAGTTATACCGGGTTTCCGTCCGGGTTACGGCTTAAACACTTACGGCTCGTATATTTACGGCGAAAACCGCAGCACAGAAGATGCAAGCGCGACCGCAAACATTACTTTTGCCGTTAGCGTTGCAGGCGGTATTACGCGGAATGTTTCATCTTCAACAGCGATTGAGTTTACAACGACTGCGCGCGGTGTTTACGACGTGGTTGCCTCTGCAAGCGCTGCTATTTCAATTTCTTCCGATATAGGGTATATCAGGATAAGAAATGTTGCGATTTCCGATAATATTGAATTTACGCCAGCCGTAAATGCGAGATATAAATGGGAAGACGCACCTGAACCGACAACCATATGGACAGAAGCGTCTGATCCATCTACGACTTGGACAGAAGCAGACTACTTAGAGAGGGCCGCGTAATGCCTACGACAACGACAAACTATTCTTGGAATAAGCCAACCGTAGGCGGCGACGAAGACGCTTGGGGTGGTTATCTAAATGGCAACTGGGACGATCTTGACACGACATTAAAGACTGTCGAAGACAAGGCCGACGCAGCAGCTTCAACAGGAAAAGCCATCGCTATGGCGATTGTATTCGGTTAATAGGAGAGAACCATGGCCGCCCCAAACGTAGTAAATGTAGCCACTATCACTGCCAAGTCGGCAATGGTGGCTTTAAGTTCAACATCCGCGACTTCGGTCGTTAGCAACGCTGCATCCAGCGGCAAGGTATTTAAGGTCAACATGATCCAGATTGCCAATGTCGATGGCGCAAATGCCTGCGACGTGACTGTAGATGTACACAACGCAGCATCTGGCGGCGGCACAGCTTACTCGTTGGTTGCAACTGCATCTGTCCCTGCCGACTCGTCGCTGATTGCTATTGACAAGAACACAGCTCTTTATCTTGAGGAAGATCGCTCTATCACCGTCACTGCTGGCACAGCAAACGACTTGGAAGTTATCGTAAGCTACGAAGAGATCAGCTAATGCGCTTTATTGGCAACGCCCCTGTAGATGGTGAAGTTCGTGCTATCGCCTCTGGTGCGTTAGCCACTGGAGAAGCTGTTTCTGTGAACTCAGATGGCACTGTTAGTGTTATCGAAGAGACGAATGTCACGCAGGCTAGTGGTATCTCTGTAGCGTTTGAAAGCGACATAATATCTCGGACCTCAACTGCTTACGATGTTAATTCTCAGAAAATTGTAGTGACCTATACCGACGTTGGTAACTCCGCATACGGCACCGCTGTAGTCGGCACTGTGTCCGGCACTTCAATCAGTTTTGGGACGCCAGTAGTGTTTGAGAGCGGTAATACAACTCGGCTTTCCTCCACTTATGATGCTAGTGCTGGAAAGGTAGTTGTAATTTATAACGAAAGTAATGATGGCTTTGCCATTGTGGGGACTGTTAGCGGAACTTCCATTAGTTTTGGCACTCGTGTGTTATTTGACACGACCGACCCTCTTAATCTTTCATCTACTTACGACACTAACGCCCAGAAGATAGTTATATGCTACGAGGATGGCGGCAACACTGACAAGGGTACTGCTATAGTCGGCACTGTCAGCGGCACATCAATAAGTTTTGGCTCTCCTGTAATATACAACAATGCGGATACTACCGTACAGTCAATCGCTTATGACGCCAGCGCCCAAAAGGTTGTTATAGCTTACCATGACAATGGCAATAGTAGTTACGGTACAGCTATTGTGGGAACTGTAAGTGGCACGTCTATTAGTTTTGGCAGTCCTGTTGTTTTTAGAAGCGAAGGCACTAATAGTATTAACATAGCTTATGATGCTTCTGCTCAAAAGGTTGTTATAGCTTATTATGCATCAACTGAGGGCTTAGCCACTGTTGGCACTGTTAGTGGGACATCAATTAGTTTTGGCACTGCTGCAGTTTTTAACACTGGAGTAGCCAATTATAATTCCATTGTGTATCATGCTGCGGCTCAAAAGGTTGTTATAGCTTATGCAGATCTTGGCAACCTTAACTATGGGACGGCAATAGCCGGTACTGTGAGTGGAACGTCTATTAGTTTTGACTCTAAATTAGTTGTAGAAAGCGGTAGAGTAAATTTTGTGTCGGCTGCTTATGATCCCAACGAGGAAGCCGTAGTTATATCATATGAAAATGTTGGAAATTCTGAGTACGGGACATCCGTTGTATTCCGGCCCACTTACAGCACCACCAACCTCACCTCCGAGGGCTTCATAGGCTTTGCCAATAGCGGCTACGCTGACGGTCAATCCGCAGCACTTAACTCGACTTGCTCCGTGGACAAGAACCAATCTGGTTTAACGGCTGGCGAGACTTACTATGTGCAGACTGACGGCACGTTGGGTACAACCCCTGCTAGTCCGTCTGTTGTGGCTGGAACGGCCATCTCTTCTAACTCCATTATCGTGAAAGGGTAACTCCCATGAAGACTATTGTTGAAACGTCAAGCGGCCTGAGCAAGTACCTCCTTGCAGATGACGTAACCATCACTGCTACTGCTGATAGCATCACAGTTGGTGATCCCGCGCAGTTCATCATTGGTGACTTGAACAGCACCACGGTGACCGTCACTGACAACGTGACAAACGCCCCTGCGGATTGGTCTGGTAACAAGTATTTCTTTGACGGCACTACATGGACGTTGAACCCTGATTGGGTCGATCCTGCTACGCTGGAGGACTAATCTGATATGCGCATCATTGGTAACGCTGGAAAAGCGAGAGAATTACAGGCCGTTGCCAGTGGTGCGTTGTCCACGGGTGACACTGTTGTAGTGAACTCAGATGGCACTGTGAGTGTTGTTGAGGAGACATCCTTAACCCAAGGCTTTGGAAGCGATGTTATCTACAACGACGCTAGAACCGATCAGACTGCTTTGACGTATGACCCAAGCAATCAAAAGATTGTCGTTTTTTATCAAAACAACGGCAACTCAAGTTACGGCACAGCGTCAGTTGGCACGGTATCAGGGGACAGCATATCTTTCGGTACTCCCGTTGTGTTTTTTTCTGCGGGAATGTCAGAGCCGCAAGCCACCTACGACAGCGTGGCGGGTAAAGTTGTGGTTGCATATAAAAAGAGTGCAGGTGGCCTTGCGGCAAGCGTCGGTACTGTTAGCGGTACTTCCATTACTTTCGGCAGCTCCACGCAGATTGATGGCGACTCTCTACTCAATAAGCTGGATTGTGTTTACGACGTTGCGTCTGAAAAAGTGGTCATCGCATATCCTGACAGCGGCACTTCAAACCACGGCAAGGCTGTTGTGGGTACGGTAAGTGGAACGTCTATCAGCTTTGGTACTGCGGTGACATTTCAAAGCTCAACGGTCATCAACATAAATTTGGCTTACGATGCCGCTTCTCAAAAGACAGTGGTGGTCTACACCAAGACAAGTAATAACCGAGGTACTGCCAACGTCGGCACTGTGTCCGGCACTTCTATTAGCTTCGGAAGTGCTGTTGAGTTTGAAACAGGCTCAACGCAAAACCTTGCAGTCGCTTACGATGCGTCTCAGGAAAAAGTCCTTATTGGGTTTAGGGACGGCAATGACAGTGACCAAGGCAAGGCTGTTGTTGGTGCGGTCAGTGGTACATCTATATCTTTCGGTACAGCAGCGATTTTCAATGCAGCACTGACAACTCAAATTAGAGCGGCATATAATTCTAGCGCCCAGAAAGTCGTTTTTAGCTACAGAGACGGAAGCACTGCGGCCAGTGCAATCCCCGCCACCATTAGTGGCACGTCAGTATCCTTTAGCACAGAGTCTACATTTAACGCCACGCATGAGCCTGCTGGTAGTGCAATGGTATATGACACAGCGGCTAACCGGATTGTGATTACTTATAAAGACGAGGGTAACTCGAGCTACGGCACGTCTTTGACAATGACGCTGGACGAGACAGTGACCAACCTCACCTCTGACAACTACATCGGCACAGCCGCCACAGGCGCACCTAGTGGGCAAGGCGCTAAGATCAACATCAAGGGCGCTGTGGACGAGAACCAATCTGGCTTGACCGCAGGTCAGAGTTACTACGTTCAGACGGACGGCACACTGGGGACTACCCCCGCATCGCCAAGTGTATTCGCTGGCACTGCTGTAGCTGCAACCAAACTTATCGTGAAGGGCTAAGACATGGCACTAGATACCATTCCAAAGCAAGAGGGCGGTAAGCTCAAGGCCGTTGCATCTGGGACACTGCCAAGCGGTCAGCCTGTTGTGGTTAATGCTGACGGGACTGTGAGCGTTGTTGAGGAGACTGATTTAGTTCAAGCTGTTGGCACCCCAGTCGTATTTGAAAGCGCCAACATAGAAGGCCCAGCAGTAGGCTATGCTTCTGCTGATGGCAAATTTGTCATTGCATACACAGACCGAGGAAACAGCAATAGAGGCACGGCTGTTGTAGGCACGGTTAGCGGCTCATCTATCAGCTTCGGCACACCTGTTGTTTTTGAAGATGGCGGCGCAGAATTTTCAAGTGTAACATACGACGCTGGTCAAGATAAAATCTTAATTTCTTATGTAGACACTGAAAACTCAGACTACGGAAAAGCCGTTGTAGGCACGGTTAGCGGCACCGCTATTAGCTTTGGGACGATTGTCGTATTTGAAAGTTCATCAACTGATTGGGTTTCTTCCGTTTATGACAGCTCATCTCAGAAAGTTGTTATCACGTTTTCGGCAGTTGTCGGCGGCAACCCAAGTATCAGCGCTATTGTTGGCACAATTAGCGGCACCTCTATTAGCTTTGGTTCTGCTTCTGTTATTGAAACAAGTGGCCGTATGGGTTCAGTTGCCTATCATGCGGGTGAACAAAAAGTCGTTGTGGGTTATCAAATCTCATCAAACGGTGACGGGAAAGCCGCCGTCGGCACCGTCAGCGGCACCTCTATTAGCTTTGGCACTCCTGTAATTGTTGACGATACCAACACCACGTCAGACTTTTCTTTAGTGTATGATGCCTCTAACGAAAAAATTGTTGTTATCTATAGAATTGGGGTGGAGGGAGAGGCAGTTGTCGGCACAGTTAGCGGCACCTCTATTAGCTTTGGAACAAGCGTTACCTTTGGAACAAGTGCAGATGATCTCTCCGCATCATACGACAGTCTCGCTGGAAAGGTGAGTGTAGCGTATCGGGATTACAGCAATTCCAGCTACGGCACTGTCGTTGCGGGTACAGTTAGTGGCACGTCGATCAGCTTTGGGACGGCTTTGGTTTTCGAGTCAGCCACAACGGATTGGATTGGCTCCGCTTATGGAGTGGGGTCTAAAAGAACTGTGATTGCTTACGGGGATGACGGAAATTTAGGCTACGGAACTTCTGTCACGTTTGGAAACGCCTACGCCGACACCAACCTCACCTCCGAGAACTACATCGGTATGTCTGGTGGGGTGGTTTCGGGTTCACCTCAGTCTGTAGGTTCTGCGGTTGTGTTTGAAAGTGCCGAAGCAGATCAAATGTCCGCCGTTTACGATACTAACAGCCAAAAAGTAGTTATTGCATATAGAGACCGTGGCAACAGTAACTACGGAACAGCAATCGTAGGGACGGTAAGTGGCACATCAATTAGCTTTGGGACCGCCGTTGTTTTTGAAAGTGCTAGTAGCTATGATTTTGCTGTTACCTACGACACTAACTCGCAAAAAATTGTTGTAGCTTACACTGACGGGGGGAACTCGAGCTACGGCACTGCTATTGTAGGTACGGTAAGTGGTACGTCCATCAGCTTTGGGTCTGCCGCTGTGTTTAAAACTGCCAACGCATCTGGCAAGGCGATGACTTATGACAGTAACTTACAGAAAATTGTTGTAGCATACAGAGACCTTGGCAACAGCGATCAAGGCTCGTGCAACGTAGGTACGGTAAGTGGCACGTCCATCAGCTTTGGTTCCGACGTTGTTTTTGAGGCGGCTAGTACAAACGAAATATCTGCCACATTTGATAGCAACAGCAACAAAGTGGTTATCTCTTACAGCGATGAAGGCAATAGCAACTACGGCACTGCGATAGTAGGGACAGTAAGCGGTACGTCTATCAGCTTTGGAACCGCCGTTGTTTTTGAGGCGGCAACAGCGACACAGATGTCTTCGGCTTTTGACAGCAGCAGCAATAAAGTTGTTGTAGCATATAAAGACGCTGGTAATTCATTTTTTGGCACGGCCATTGTGGGGACAGTAAGCGGTACGTCTATTAGCTTTGGCACTGCCGCTGTGTTTCAAGAGTCAAACACTAACGACATATCAGCAGTTTTTGATCCCAGTACAAACAAAGTAGTTATAGCTTATCAAGACGGCGGAGACTCTGATTTTGGTAAAGTTATAGAGGGAACGGTTAGCGGTACGTCTGTCAGCTTTGGAAGCGCGCTTACTTTTGAAAGCTCAAAGAGTGAGTGGATTTCGGCTGCTTACGACACTGCTTCACAAAAAACTGTAATAGCATATCAGGATGATGCTAACTCTCAGTACGGAAACGCAATTGTATTTCAGGCAGACACAATTACCAGAGGCGAAGTAGCCGACGGCGACAACGCTGTGGTTGACATCGTAGGCACGGTCTCCACAAACCAATTAAGCCTCACCGCTGGTCAGCAATACTACGTCCAGACAGATGGCACTGTAGGCACAACCCCTGCCGACCCAAGCGTCTTGGCGGGAACGGCAATATCTGCTACAAAGATGCTAGTGAAAACATAGAGGTTCTCCATGCCGTTAATCCCCCTCAACATTCCAGCGGGCCAATACAGAAACGGCACTGAGTATCAGTCTCAAGGCCGCTGGCGTGATGGCAACTTGATTCGTTGGCATGAGGGTGCTTTGCGCCCAGTTGGCGGCTGGCGTCAGCGCGGAAGCGTTGATTTAGACGGCGTAACACGCACAATGGTTGCGTGGGAAGACAACAGCGGCAATCGTCGCGTTGCCTTTGGCACGGCCAACAAGCTGTATGCAATGACTTCTGGTAACGCCGTAAGCGACATTACGCCTTCTGGCTTCACTACTGGCCGCGTGGATGCAACCTCTTTTACAAGCTACGGTGGCGGTGTGTACGGGACTAGCCTTTACGGCCTGCCGTCAGAGGACATCGGAACTATTTTCCCGGCGACCACATGGAGCTTGGAAAATTGGGGCGAATACTTGCTGGCCACAACGGCGGATGACGGCAAGATTTACGAGTGGCAGCTTAACGGCGCAACACCAGCGGCAGTATTATCAAACGCTCCAGTGGACTGCTCCGGCATGATGGTGACGGAAGAACGGTTTGTGTTTGCCTTTGGCGCAGGCGGCAACCCTCGCAAGGTTGCGTGGTCTGACCGTGAGGATAACAATACTTGGACACCAGCGGCGACTAATGAGGCTGGTGACATTGAAATCCAAACCAACGGCACAATCCTCAAGGGATTACGCACACGCGGGCAGTCGCTCATCTTAACAGATCAAGACGCCCATACAGCCACATACAGCGGTCCTCCATTCGTTTACGGCTTTGAGCGGGTCGGTACGTCGTGTGGCTTAATTGCATCTAACGCCGCCGCCTCGATTGATGAAGGCGTAGTGTGGATGGGCCAGCGCTCATTCTTTATCTACGCTGGTGGCTCTGTGCGAGACTTGCCGTGCGAAGTTGCTGATTATGTTTTTAGCGACATGAACAATGACCAAAGGTCAAAAGTTCACGCTGTAGTCAACAGTCGGTTTAACGAAATCTGGTGGTTTTACCCAAGCTCCAGTGGCACAGAGTGTGACAGCTACGTTGCGTTTGATTACGCAGAAAACATTTGGACCACTGGCGAGATTGACCGCACCGCTGGCGTTGATCGTGGCGTATTCCGTCAGCCGTTTTGGATTGCCGCAGATGGCGTTCTGTATGAGCAAGAGATTGGCTTTGACTACGGTGGCCAATCTCCTTTTGCCGAGACAGGCCCAATTGCGCTGGGCGTAGGTGAGAACGTGATGGCTGTGCGCGGCATGATCCCAGACGAAAACACGCTGGGTGATGTAAATGCCACATTTAAAACACGTTTTTATCCGACGGACACTGAGCGAGATTATGGCCCATACAACATGGCTAACCCCACAAGCCTGCGTTTTACCGGGCGTCAAATTAGGATGCGCGTTACGGGCAATGCGGAGTCCGATTGGCGCGTTGGTATTATGCGGCTTGACGCTGTAGCTGGTGGCCGCAGATGAGCCGAATACTTCCACCCATCACGCTTGACATAGCGCAGTGGGCCGAGAATATGCGGCGCTACCTTGGCCGGGCTTTAGACCAGCTCGGCTTCAAGGAAACTTATTCATCGGCTTCTGAAAATGGCGTGATGCTATGGGATAACGTGAATGGCTACCCGGTGGTCTCAAAGAACGGTGAGTGGGTGCAAGTTGTTTTGGAGGACGGCAAGTATTCCGGGGCAGTGACCGCAGACCAAACTGCCGCGTCTATAAACACAGCTTACGCTTTGACTTACACTTCCAGCACCACTGACGGTATTAATAACGGTACTCCAGCCTCTCGGATTGTGTTCGATGAGGCTGGTCAGTATATGATTAGCTTTTCTGCGCAGATTGCATCGACATCAAGCTCAACTGTAAACTTCTGGTTTTGGCCCCGGGTCAACGGCTCTGACGTTGCCGGGTCAACAATGAAAAACGCACTACATCAAAACGGGTCTGTTTTAGTTGTGTCGCGCTCTGCAATATTTGAGCTTAACGCTGGGGATTACCTTGAAGCTATGTGGGCCGCAGACAACACCAATGGCTTTCTTGACGCAACAGCCGCAACTGCATTTGCGCCTGCCGCGCCTGCCTCAACGATAGCAATTACGAGGTTGCATGGATAAGGATTTGGCCAGATGTAAGCCTTGGATTGAGGCAGCTCTAAGCTACAGCGGCGGCACGCATGACTTTGCGGATGTAGTTGATGGGTTGCAGCGTGGCCTCATGCAGTTGTGGCCGACGCCAAAGGGGTGCATAGTAACTGAAATTGTGGTATATCCCAAAAAGAAGGTGCTAAATGTCTTTCTTGGCGGCGGTGAATTGGAGCAGATTTTAGATATGCACAACGATGTGATAACATGGGCAAAGGCTCAAGGCTGCTCCGCCCTATCAATGTCTGGCCGATTTGGCTGGAAAAAACCATTAAAGGCGCATGGCTGGGAAGTTCAGCACGCATCATACGTTAAGGAGTTCGCATAATGTCAGGCGGAAAAGGCGGATCAACGTCATCGACAGTTGAAATTCCTCAATACATTGAGGACGCGGCGAAGCGCAATCTAGCCCGCGCAGACACAATATCGCAGATTGGTTATGTGCCATACTACGGCGCTGACGTTGCTGCGTTTACTCCGATGCAGGAGGCTGCATTCCGAAACACGGCTGGCACTGCTGGAGCATTTGGTTTGGCTGGCGGCGACATGTCCCAGCAAGATATTACTGGCGGTATGCCTGCGCCAACCACATACGCTGGCGGTGTTCGCGGTTATTCCTCAGCGCCAATGTTTGAGCAATCTATGGCCGAGCTTGCTTCGCGCCGTCCGGGGCAAAAGGCTCTCATTGATAGCTTGTTCATTGACCCTTACTCTGGCGTACCCGGTGCAAATGTTGGGCCTATGGTCGACTACACAGCCACGCCCGGTGATCTGGGCGGCATTTATGCTGGCGGTGGTGATAGTGGTGGCGGTGGGCTTGTTTCATACCCCGGAGCTGGCGGCGGTAATGGCTCTGCTTTGAGTGACGCTGAGATAAGAGATTACAGCCAAATAATTGCTGACGAACTTGGCATGGACTCGTTTGATCCATCGCGCACTGCTGAGTCTCAAATGACACCGGAGCAGTATGCTGCATACCAGTCTCAGTCTATGAGCAATCCAGCTCAGTTGGCGGCTGACAACATTTATATGAATAACTTGGCTACGTCTGGCCAAGGCTCGCTTGCCACGGGTGGCATGACAGGCACGACTTTTGGTGGCGATGTTGCCGCTGGCCTTAACGCCGTGTCTAATATTCCCGGCCTTACTGGATTGCTTGCAAACGAGGCAGCGGAGGCGATGGCTCCGCGCAACGAATACCGCAATATAGATAACAGCAACCGCACGGCAATGGAAACTCAACTTGACTATCAAGCGGCACAGCGTGCTGCGGGCCTTGCCTCGGGTGCAATCCCTGCGTTTGATCCGAATGATCCGTCAACATTCACTTTGCCTTCTGGTCAAAATGCTCAGCAGGCGTTTCAGGAAAACACATACAGCGGCGGCTTTGAAAGCCGACCATCCCACGCAACGGACAATGACAGACCCGCTGGGCCGGGAGACACTGGCTACGAGCAAGCCCAGCTCTTGTCGAACCTTCAGAGCGGCGGCACTGGCATTATATACAAAGACGACCGTCGAGAAGTTTACGTTGACGGGGTTTTGATCGGAAATCCTAAGAGAGCAGAGACGGCTGACAGAATGCTTGCAGAAGCACTTGCAAAGAGGGAATCGTAAAATGGCAGGACCAGCTCCAGCACCAACAATGGCATCGCAGCCTACTGCACAGCCTAATGCAACATATCAGCCAGCCGCAATGGCTCCGCAGCAAGGCTTCAACGTAAACCAAGCCTCTGCCGGAGCTTTGCAAGGGCGCAATCGGCGGCACTCAGCGCGCAATGCAGGCTCCACTGCAAGTCGGCGCGTATGCCAACCCATACACGAGCGCAGTCATTGATCGGACGCAGCAAGACATTGCGCGTCAACAGCAGATGGCGTCAAATCAGCTCGGCGCTCAAGCAACAGCAGCCAATGCGTTTGGCGGGTCACGTCAGGGCAGTTGCCGAGGGCGTGTATGGCTGGCGAGTATGGCCGCATGGCAGGCGATATTGCAGCGCAGCAACGTCAGCAAAACTACAGTCAGGCATTGCAGGCCGCTATGGCAGACCGTCAGGCCCGGCTTGGCGCAGCGTCTCAGATGGGTCAGCTTGGTCAGCAGGCGTTTAGCACAGGCCAAACAATTCAGCAGAACCAGCTTCAGCAAGGTCTATTGCAGCAGGGTATGCAGCAGGCGCTCATTGATGCAGCAAAGGGGCAGTACGCTGGCTACACCGCATCACCCATGCAATCCTTGTCAGCGCCTTTGGCGGCGCTTGGGCGCGGCAACAGTTCCTCAGTCTACTACTGAAACTGAAAATCAAGGTCTGTTTGGCAACGTCCAAGCGGCAGCAAATCTCTATTCAACGCTATCAAAAATATGCTGGGTTGCCCGTGAAGTTTACGGCGAGGACGATCCAAAGTGGCTACAATTCCGCGAGTGGGTTATTGGTTATTCACCAAACTGGTTTTACAAAGCGTACAGCAAATATGGCGAAAATGTGGCAAAAGTTGTGGCAAAAGTCCCAGCTCTTAAACTTGTTATTCGCCCGTTTATGGACGCCAAGCGCAAGGCAATGGGGTATAAGTAATGCCGCAAGGTTTTATCCCTCTTTCAACGCAAATGGATTTTCTCTGGAATGAAGTTCAGGGAAAGGAGCTTCCCGGTTTTGGCAAGTTTCTTACGGCTAACGCTTCAACGCCAGAAGACTATGCAACGCTGTGGGATAAATACTATGAGCGCTCTGGCGGCGCTGGTGATGAAAAGGCTCGGGGCTACGCCAACAGCGTTTACGCGGCAATGCACGATGGTACGTCCAACCCCGGTGTGATCTCGCCCAACGCAAAGTTTGCTTACGGTTACCTCACACAGAAGGGTCTCACTCCGCAGCAGGCCGCTGGCATCACTGGCCGATTGATGGCTGAGAGTTATCAAGACATGAACCCAGACGCTCGCAACACACTTGCAGGCGGTAAAGGTACATATGGCATTGCGCAATGGCGCGGTAGCCGGATGGAAGATTTGGCCGATTTTGCAGGCGTTGACGTAGCTGACATTACGTCACTTCCAGCAACCACTGCCAGTGGCGGTTTACTTACAAGCAATCAAGGGGGTCAAGACATGGCCATTTCTAATAAGCCTCCATATATGATGGGCGGCGAGCAGACTTACAACGCGCCAAACATGCGGCAACCAGCGCCTCAGCAGGGCGGGATGCGAGGGCTTCTGTCAACTGTGAAAGACAAGGCAATGGCTGTTGACCCTAATACCGGGCTGACAGGGTTAGAGCAGTTTGCCGTTGCACTTGATCCGCTAATCAAAAGCGATTTACGCGGCGGTGCAGCAATTGAGAAGCGCGGTGCGCAACGGGTTGCGGCTGAAAAGCGGAATAAGACCGCAGACTATTTAGAGAAAATATCTCCAGACGCCGCTGCGTTATTGCGGGAAGGTTTTTTATCCCCATCCGAAGCCTTGAAGATTTCTAGTGACAGTAGAATGCAAGCAATGGCCAAGTCGGCGGGCGATGCGTTCCGGGCAGGGAATATGCAGGAGGCGATGGCAATTTTAACTGAAATGTCTCCAACGGCGATGGGGCAGCAGATTGCTGCCCAAGCAATGAAGCCACCAAGCGAGGTTATGGGAGGGGGCAAATATACAGTCACTTATCCAGAAGGCAGGTCTGGCGAGCCAGTAATAACAGTAAACGAAGACGTTGTTGCAGCAGAGCAAAGAATACGTCAGGCAGAGCTGGAACAGCAGCGCACTGCCGCTGGACTGCCATCCGACGCACGAAAAGCTGAGGAGGCGGATTTTGAAGCAATATCTTCATTAGACAATATCATTCAAGATATTGGCGGGATTGTTGATGACTTCGGATACAACGCCGAAACTGGCGAATTTACTGGCCCATTAAACATAGGCTTGGGCGGATTTATAGAAGGAGCATTTGGCTCAATTGGCGTTGGAGGTAAAGGCGCAGTTGAGACCGCAAAAGCGCGAGAGGAATTTGATAGGTTCAAGACTAGGCTTATCAACGAAAGCCTGCGCCTTAATAAAGGCGTGCAGACAGAGGGCGATGCGCAGCGCGCTGCCAACGAGCTTGGACGCGCTAAGACCGAGGCCACTGCATACGCCGCCATTCAAGAGCTTTTAAAGATAAATCAGAGGGCAAGGTCTGCAAGGGAGGCAGCCATTATTCGCCGCAGGGAGAGATTTAAGGTTTCGGGGGTAGATGTACCCGCACCAGCGGCGTCTCCCGACCTTGGCTGGAGGATTAAATAATGTTTATTGAAATCGACGGAATTGGCGAAGTTGAAGTTGACGACGAATTTGCAAATTTAACGCCTGCCGAGCAAAACGCTTTTGTTGAGCAAATTAGAAGTCAGGTTGAGGCCGGGTCTGTGTCGAGTTCCGCGCCCGCTGAAGCCCAGCCAGCGGAAAAGCAAAGACTGAGGTCTGTTGCTCAAGGCTTAACTCTTGGTTTCGCTGATGAGCTTGAGGCCGCAATTCGCAACCCGCTTTCGGCATTAGGGTCAGCGTTAGGTCTTTCGGAAGGCCAAGACTACAAAGAGCGACTAGACATTGTTCGCAAGAAACTAGAAAGCTATCGCACAGAAAACCCTTTGGAAGCGATGGCTTACGAAATGGGTGGTGCGGTACTTCCAGCCGTTGCCGGGGGTGTATTGACAGCTGGCACTGGCACAGCCGCCGTCGGCGCTTCCACGGCAGCCAGACTTGCGCCGACCCTTGCACGCGCCGCAAAAGTTGGCGCAGTTGAGGGCGGAATTGCAGGGTTTGGAGCTGGCGAAGGTGGCTTTACTGAGCGAGCAAAAACTGCTGCCACTGGCGCAGCACTCGGCGGAACCCTTGGCGCGGCGGTCCCGGTAGCTGGTCAGAAGATTGGCCAAGTCGGTCGGAGGGCTATGGACGCGCTGGGCGTTGGCGGTGAAAAGCGCGCACAAACCTTTTCTCAACGCAAAATGCTTGAAGCGCTTGAGCGCGAAGGTATGACGCCAAGAGATGCGATGCGCCGACTTGATGAGGCTCGAAGACTTGGGGTTGAGGATATTACACCAGCTGATTTAGGCGAAAATTTACGCGGAGCGGCTTGGCGCGCTCAGGCCACTCCGAGTGCTGGTCGGCAAGGTGTTTTTGAGCAATTTGCCGAGCGTCAGGCGGGTCAGGCGGAGCAAATATCTTCGCGCGCTTCAGAAATGGCTGGCGTACAAGGCGACACCGGCTTGGCGTATCTTGACGATCTTGCGCAAAAAGTTGAGGCAGAGGCTAGGCCCGCTTACCGTGCGGCATATGAGGTTGAACTGAACGCAGCGCCGTTTCAAAACATGGCAAAGAGCAAAGTGGTTAAGGACGCCTACAGTAAAGCGGTTGAGCTTGCAGACATTGACCCAGACATTGATATTTCATCCATGCCGAAAGACTTGAGCAAGTTCTTTGACGAGCAAATGATACCCGGACAGCGTGTTTTTATGCCAACAGAGGTGGCGCACAATATCAAAAAGGGGCTAGATGTATTAATTGACTCTGAGACTGACGCGCTTACAGGCAAGGTAACTCCACGCGGGCGCGCATTAACTAAGTTGAAGAACTCTTGGAACGCGGAGATTGTTAATCAAAACGACGCATACAAAGTGGCAAACGCACAATTCGCAGACAAGGCCAAAATGAAGCGTGCCTATGACATTGGTTTTGACTTCAACAAAACGCCAGAGGAGCGCCTTGCTAAATCAGTGGGCGCAATGACCAACGCTGAGAAGCAATCTCTCCGCGTCGGCTTGATTAGCCAAGTTGAAGAGTTGGCATCTAAAACTGGAGATGCAACAGACTTTGTTAAGACAATTTTTGGCACTCCCCGCCGACGCGCGGCCCTTCGGCTGGCCTTTGATGACGCCAATCAGTTTGACCGCTTTGAGCGGATGATGAAAATACAGGCCGACAAAATGAGAACGCAGCGCAAGGTATTTGGCGGGTCTGACACCGCTGAAAAATTAATGCAAGGAAGAGACGCTGACATTGACGCAAGCTCAGTTTTCAGCGTCGGATCGCAGCTTGGCATGGGGAACATCCCCGGAGCGGCGATGGCGGCAGGTTCTCAAATTGCTTCCAGATTGCAGGGCATGAACGAGAAGAGCGCTACGGCAATGTCGCGGATGCTATTTGAGCCTGATGCTGCGAAGCAAAGGCAGATGTTCGGTGGGTTGCTTGGTCAACAAGAGATAGATGAAGCTATGCGGCGGCGAATGATCCAGCGTCCAGAGTTTTATTCTGGAGCGATTGGCGGCATGAGCGGGCTTCTCGCTGGCGGTAGTGAATAAAGGACACGATTAATGGAACTTAAACCAAAATCACGCAGCGAAATTGAGGGCATTGTCCAAGACGCAATATCGGACGCGGTGGACTTTGTTGAGGGCGAGATCAGCGATGATCGGATCAAAGCTCAGCGCTACTACGATGGCGAGGTTGACCTTGGTTACGAGGATGGCCGCAGCAAGGTTGTAGCCACAAAGGTACGGGATACTGTACGTTCCGTTAAGCCAAGCCTGATGCGCATATTCCTCAGCACAGCCAAACCCGTTGAGTTTGTGCCTCACGGCCCAGAAGACGTGGCAATGGCCGAGCAAGCCACTGAGTTCATGCACCATGAGTTTACCCGTCTAAACGGCTACCGCGTGATGAATGACGCCTTCCAAGATGCGCTGGTTAAAAAGCAAGGTATCGTGAAGGCATATTGGATGACATATCCAGAGGCGGAGATTTACACGTTCACCGACCTATCTGACGATGAATACACATATCTCATTGAAGACGATAGCGTGACTGTGCTTGAGCATACTGCCGAAATGACCATTGAGATTGACCCGATGGGCATGGAAGTTGAGCTGCCTATTCACAGCGTTAAACTAAGCCGCCAGAAGGAAATGGGTGAGCTGTGCATTGAGAGCGTTCCGCCGGAAGAGTTCTTTATTAACCGTGACGCTCGCAGCCTTGCCGACGCTTACGTTGTAGCTCACCGCACTGACATGCGCGCAGGCGACTTGATTGCGATGGGCTTTGACCCAGACGTAGTGCTTAACTTGGATAGCTTTGAGAGCGGGTCAGACATGACCGAAGCTGAAATGTATGAGCGCCGTGGCTATGACATGGATACGTCTGATGACGATGAGCAAGACCCGTCCATGCGCAATGTTGCCGTGACAGAGGCGTATATGCGCATTGACGTTGATGGCACTGGTATCCCGGTTTTGCACAAGATCATATGCGGCGGCACGTCATATGAAATGCTTGACTTTGAGCCATGCGATGAGTTGCCGTTTGCTAAGTTTGAAGTGGACCCAGAGCCACACACATTCTATGGCCGCTCACTGGCCGAGATTGTTATGGATGACCAAGACGCAGCCACGTCTGTCCTGCGCTCAATTCTTGACAACGTGGCAATGACAAACAACCCACGCCTCGGCATTGTTGAGGGTGCAGTCAACATTGATGACGTACTCAACAACGAAATCGGCGCAATCGTGCGTATGCGCGCACCGGGTTCTGTGCAGGAATTATCCGTTCCATTCACCGCGGGCCAGACACTTGGCGCGCTGACATACCTAGATGGCCTCGTAGAGAGCAAGACAGGCGTTTCCAGAGCCTCAATGGGCTTAGACCCTGATGCAATGCAGTCAACCACAAAGGCCGCTGTGCAGGCCACTGTGCAGGCCGCAGCGGGGCAGGTTGAGGTTATGGTTCGCAACCTTGCAGACGGTATGCGCGACTTGTTCGGCATTATGCTGCGCTTGATGAGCAAAAATGTTGACGAAGAGCAGATGATGCGGATGAATGGTGCGTTTGTGCCAGTAGATCCGCGAATTTGGGACCAGTCGATGGACGTGAGCATTAACGTCGGCCTCGGCACTGGCCGTGAGGAAGAGAAGGCGATGGCGTTGAACCAAGCGCTGCAAATGCAGACTATGGTTTATCAGAACTACGGCCCGATGAACGGCTTGGTTAGCTTGACCAACATTCGCAACACGCTGGCGGATCAGTTGGCTGTTTCTGGCATACGCAACGCTGACCGTTACTTTGCGCCAATCACACCAGAGATTGAAATGCAAATGTTGCAGATGCAGCAGCAGGCGCAAGCACAGCAAGGTCAGGCGTCTGATCCAAACGCTGCGTTCTTGCAGGCAGAGCAAATGAAGGCGCAGGCGAAGGTCCAAACCGACATGGCCAAGTTGCAGCTGGAAATGCAGAAGGCAGCGGCCAATGACGATCTTAAGCGAGATCAGATGGCGCAAGACTTGATGGTGGACGCGGCAAAGATTTATGGCGAATACGGCACAGCCGTTGACGTTGCCCGTGTGCAGGCCGAGCAAGAGAAGCTGCGCATGATCGGCGGCATGGCTCAAGGGACACCACAACAATGACAAAAGAGATACGCATAGAGGCCGATGAGGCACGTCGTTTGAAGAGCGATACTGCATTTCAGCAGTTTATGCAGAGTGTGCGCGAAAACCAAATGCAGGTTTTTGCGAGCAGTGGGGCGGCTGACGTGGCTGCCCGTGAAGAGGCGCACGCGATAATCCGTGCGCTTAACCAGATCGAAGTGACCCTCGACGCTGCGCTTGCAGCAGAGACGCTCTTGGATCGCAAACAAAGGACGTAGCACCGATGGAATCGACTACCCTAGATGACGCAGTAGAAAGCCTACTCGCACCCTCAGAGGAGACTTCTGAGGACAATAATTTTGACGCGGCTGTGGACGCAATGATTGAGCCTGATGACGATCAGACTGATGAGGTTGAGGTTGCAGACGAAGAGCAAGATGACGTTGAGGCATCCAGCGAAGATCAAGATGAAGATGATCTTGATGGTGCCGAAATTGACGACGAAGACCAAGTAGAAGCTACTGAAGACACCGCGCTCTACACCGTCAAGGTTGACGGCAAAGAAGAGCTACGGACACTGGATCAGTTGAAGCAAGGATACGCGGGACAATCGGCAATTGGACGTGGGCTTCAAGAGAATGCTCAAGTGCGAAAGCAACTTGATCAAGAAAAAGCCCTTTTTCAACAGCAGCAGCAGCAATTCTTGCAGTTGCACCAACAAACGCAAAACGGTGGTTTGCAAGCTCCAACCCCGCCAACACGCGATCTATTTGAAAGTGACCCAATCGGGTACATGGAAGAAAAGCTCAAGTATGACGAGGCGAAAACGCAATACGACCAAAATATGTTCCAGCTTCAGAATGTGCAAAAACAGCGCGTGCAAGCTCAGCAAGAGGCTCATCAAGCCTACCTTCAAGAGCAAGCTCAAGTGTTGACGCAGCACATCCCTGAGATAGCCGACCCTCAAAAGGGCGAAGCAATCAAAAACGCATTGGTTGATACTGGTGTTTCCTACGGCTTCACGGCTGAGGAAATGCAGGCTGTAACCGATGCTAGATATGTGCGGGCGTTAAATGATGCGCGCAAATATCGTGAGCTGGTGGCAAAGCGTAAATCGGCGCAGTCTAAGGGTGAGAAAGCCCGGCCTGTGGTGAAAGCTGGTGCAAAGAAGCGTGTTGATAGTAACGCTGCAACTCGTAAAAAAGCGCAACAGCGCTTGCAGAAAACTGGCTCTATGGAAGACGCATTGAGCCTGATCTTAAATCAGTAAGTCTTTGAAAGGACACACTAATGGCACAGCCAACCAACACATTTGATACCTATGATTCCGTAGGCATCCGTGAAGACCTCAGCAATGTTATCCACAACATTTCGCCAGAGGAAACTCCATTTTACAGCAAAGCTGCTAAAAAGGCCGCAAAGAATACTCTCGTAGAGTGGCAGACAGATAGCCTTCGCGCTTCTACTACCAACGCTCACATTGAGGGTGACGCAACTACTGCCGAAGCTCGCGCAGCGACCACAAGGCTCGGAAATTACACGCAAATTTTTAAAAATGCGGTTGTGGTATCCGACTCCGACGATAATGTTGACAACGCAGGTCGCGCAAAAGAGATTGCATATCAAACCTTGAAAATTGCCAAAGAGCAAAAATTGGACATCGAAAAGGCTTTGTTTGCAAACAACGCTCGCGCAGCTGGTAACTCCACAACAGCTCGTGAACTTGCTGGCGCTCCAGCTTGGTTGACAACAAACACTGTTGCCGGTTCCGGCGGTGCAGACCCAACCGGCGACGGTACAGACGCCCGTACAGACGGCACACAAGCTGCCTTCTCACAAGCCAACTTTGACACTGTTATGCAGTCAATCTGGGTTGCTGGCGGTAAGCCAGACACAGTGTACCTTTCTGCATTCCAAATGAATGTAGCTCTGGGCTTCACTGGTAACAACAACCAGCGTTCCAGCGTACAAGCTGGCGACGAGCGCGTTGTTAAATCCTTGGCAGTTTATGTAACCCCATGGGGGAGCGTAGAATTCATGCCGAGCCGTGAAAATCGCTCCAGAGACGTTTTCATCATGCAAGACAACATGTGGGAAGTTGCTTCCTTGCGCGGCACGAAGAACGTGGCATTGGCGAAAACTGGCGACAACACTACTCGCCAAGTTGTGACAGAGCTTACACTCTGCGCCAAAAATGAAGCTGCAAACGGCATCATTGCCGACTGTACAACTTCATAATCTAACAGATGGGGGCGGGAGACTGCCCCCATTTTACTTTAAGTGGAGACCAATATGACAAAAGCTACAGTGACCGTTGCAAATGTATTTACATCTGCCGGAAAGTTTTTCAAAGGCGACGTGGTTGACCTTCCCGCTGACGAAATAAAAGCAATCAACGAAATTCGTGCTGGTGCGCTTGAGGCTGAAAAGCCAGCGGCTAAGGCCAAAGCCCCCGCAAAGAGAAAGCGTGCGCGCAACGAGAATGGCACGCTGCGGGCTGACAATCCGTCAACCATCCATATCAATGAGGCTTGGGTCAATGATTAATACATCGACTAAAATCTCGGAAAATATCTCATTTGACGGCGATGATAACATGGTTATCAAGCGCACCTTTGACGCGTCTCACATGCTCAAGGACGCCGCACAGGCGCGTGAAGTGACAAAGAATAGCTTTGGCTCTGACTACAAGCACGTTGGCAATGTTGACATGGCCTTGTTGGCCGTATGGCTAAAAGAGGCTGGAGTTGCTTGGACGGATACACAGGCTGTCAAAGATGTGTTAAAACGTAAGTTAGCAAGCAACGAATTTAGCGCCCTTCGGGTCTGGGAAGGCAGTTACTAAAATGGAAATGGACGCGATCTTGAATATACTTTTTGGAGTTATAATCGCTGGCATTGGCTGGTGGTTAAAAACACAGCGCGAAGAGCTAGATCGCCTCCGCATATTGCTTAACCGCACCCGCGAAGAAATGGCCAAGGAGTATGTCACGAAGTCAGACAGCTCTGAGGTTTTATCTCAAATTATGAATAAGTTTGACCGGCTTGAAGAGAAAATTGACCGGCTGATGGAGCGGTGAAATGCTATGCGCTCTGGTCTTTGTGAGCTTCGGACACGCATGGGTGCAGGGCGCAGGCAATGTTCTGGTCAAGTCTTGTTATTACGAGTGCGGCCAAGCGAAGATCAGCAAAGGCCAATGGTATGACCGCAAGTACAGTGTGCCACCGCGCTACATTTGCCCAGTGAGGTTCGCAGAAGCATGATTGACCCAATTTCCGCCATAGCCATTGCCGCAAGTGCCGTGAACAATGCTAAGTCGTTGATAGCCGCTGGCAGGGACGCTTCGTCAGGCCCTCAGCAAGTTTGCTGGTGCTGTTTCTGACGTAAATTACGCGGCTGAGAAGGCGAAGAATCCGGGTGTGTTTGCGTCTCTTACTGGCTCCGCAGAGCAGGCTGCAATCGACGCATTTTCCGCTCAGAAACGCTTGCAGGCGATGAAGAAAGAATCGAGACAATCATCATGTACCAGCATGGTCCTCAAGGTTTGGAGGAATACAAAGACACGCTCCGCAAGATCAGAGCGCAGCGCAAGAAGACTGCGTATCGCCAAGCCGAGATCAAAGAGGCCATAATCATGTGGGTTGTCGGCGGTATCATCGTGCTGGCGGGTGTCGCTGGGTTTGGCGGCGGTGCTGTACTTGATCGGCTAAGCAACAGGGGAAATGGTAATGGCACACACAGTCTAGATGACTGGAAGTTCTGCCGCGCTTGATGATGCTGGCAGTCACTGTGCTGACCTATCAGGCGGTGCATTGGTTCATGGGGCTAGATGATCCCAGCGTTGCTCAATCAGGGCTTGTATCGGTCTGTATGGGCGCTCTTACAGGCTGCTTTGGCATCTGGATGGGCAAAGAGTCCAAGACTAGCGTAACCAGCACTGGTTCAAGCTCAAAAGTAGAGTATGAGGTGAGACAATGATTGGTCAGATAATCGGATCACTCGGCGGGCTTGCGGCAAGCTACATCGACGGCAAGACTGCCGTGAAGAAAGCTGAGGCTGAGACCAAAATGAAAATCGCCACTGGCGAGATCAGCTGGGAGCAAGCTGCAATTGAGGCCAGCAATAATTCGTGGAAGGATGAGGCGTGGACAGTGGCCTTTATAGCCATTGTGCTGGGCAGCTTCATACCGGGAATACAGCCTTACATGGCGCAAGGTTTCGCCAATCTGGATGCTGCACCGCAGTGGTTCCAGTGGGCAATGTATGCGAGCATTGCGGCGAGCTTTGGCATACGCACAGTGAAAGGATTGAAAAAGTAATGGCTACACCAGCGAAGGGCAAAGCCCGAGTTAAAGTTACATCCAGCGGACGTAAAGTCAGTTACGGTCAAGCTGGCAAGGCAAAGGGCGGTGGCCCCCGGGTCAAGCCCGGCACCAAGAAGGGCGACGCGTACTGCGCACGCTCTGCCGCGCAGAAAAAGAAGTTTCCCAAGGCTGCGGCTGATCCAAACAGCCCTTTAAATCTTTCACGCAAGCGCTGGAAATGCTCCGGCACTAAATCGAAGAGGACTTAATGAAATGGGACTGTATTCAAACATTGCTAAAAAGCGTGCGCGCATTAAGGCCGGAAGTGGCGAGAAAATGCGCAAGCCCGGCACTAAAGGAGCGCCAACGGCCAGTGCATTTAAAAAGGCTGCCAAGACAGCAAAGAAAAAGGTTAAGAAATGAGCAAGGCAATGGCTAGCCTCCAGACTAAAATCGGGTCAACTCCCGATGGTGAGTTTGGGCCAAATACGGCGCGAGCAATCGCAAAGTATTTTAACTTATCCCCAGCGCGCGGCGCACACTTGATGGGGCAGGCGTCACACGAAAGCGGTGGCTTCAAGCGCACCCGTGAAAGCCTGTACTATAGCTCACCAGAGCGCATACAAGCTGTGTGGCCTTCGCGCTTCCCCACGGTTGAAGATGCAGAGCCATACGCCAAGAACCCAACCGGGCTTGCTGGCAAGGTTTACGCTGGCCGCATGGGTAACGAGAATGAAGCTCAGGCGAGCCTATACATTGGACGTGGATTTCTTCAGCTCACCGGGCGCAATAACTACCGTTCGTTTGCGTCTGACATGGGCGTGCCAAAGGTTATGACAGACCCAGACTTGGTTGCCGACGAATACGCATTTGAGACTGCGCTGTGGTTTTTCGAGAAGAATGGCTTGTTTAAGATTGCCGATGAGGGCGTGACGGATGACGCAATCAAGCGCATAACGCGCCGCGTGAATGGCGGTTATCACGGGCTGGATGATCGAAGCAACCAGAGCAAGAAAATCCACACTTGGCTTATGGCCTAGTCTAGCTAGGTTAGCTAAGTTGCGCGTCCAAGATCAAAAGGCCAGCGCGGCAGTGGGCAGAGCGGGCGAGCATTTAGCACTCGCCCGGCTTTCGCTTGCTGGTTATCTCTGTACCCTGTGCCAGATCAGAGACCACGATGCGTATATACAGACGGATGCACGCACGCTCACATTGCAGGTAAAGAGCGCCAGTAAAACACACGGAACAAGCCAAAGGTACAAATTCCACACAGCAAAGAAGAGCGGTCAAAGGTCAGACGTTTACGCCTTTGTCGCTGTGGACCTTGATGCTGTAGTTTTTCGACGCGGCGACGAAACCCTCAAGGCAACAACATATGTACCAGAGTCAGAATTTTTAAACGAAAGCCAGTCGATGCAAAAAACTTTGGACAGCTTTAAATAGTATCTTGCGGGTCGGAGTCGGTTTGATTACAAAGTTTGAGTGGGTGGCTATCATCAGCAAGATAAATCGACTTACCACGGGAATGGTGGTTGTTTAGCCTAGGATGACGTTGCTACCAAAAAGCGCCAACTTTTAAATATCAACGGCCACTCACACGACTTCAAAATATTATAGCGACTAGCGCCATTAGGGTAACGGCGCTGATGAAGCCAGTAATAGCTCCAATCAAACCTGCTGCGTTAATCATGCGCTCTATTTTCTTGTCATCCATCACACATCCTCCTCAAACTTATTCGACAGCGGTTTGATCGGCTGCTTGCTGAATACCCACCGCCATTGGCGCTTAGTGTAGCCCGGCACTTCAACAAAGTCACGCACTCGGTATATCTTGTCAGCCTCCCACATTTTCTTGAGATAGCTTGAAGTGCGCGGCACGCTATCGCCCAGAAGCTCTGCGGCCTCTGCGGCAGTCACACGCTGGTCGTAAGGTATTAACGAGAACAGGCGGTTGCCTTGGTCAATGCTGTGCTGTTTGCTCGCCTCAGCCGCGCGGTGCATAGATGGTGCCATTGTGGTGGGCCTACGCGGACCAGACGGTAGCGGGTCGCGCTTTGCGCTGTTTATACATGAGAGTCTCAAACTCCCATAGGCAATGGCCGTATGTAATCTCAAAGCGCTCATGCTTATCGGTGACGCCTTCTAGCTTGGCAAGCAATCGCTCTGCGGCGTCTTTTGCGTCTCGCGCTTTAGAACGTCGATTAGCGCTTGCTGCTCTTCCAGCCGCTGCTTCAAGTTTGGCCTCATCTGCCGTCTTCTGCTCCGCCAGCATTATGCTCGTTATTCTCTCGAGCCTTTTTATAATAATCTGAGTTTGGTCCGTATTCACGTTTTTTCCTTTCTAGCTTTATGTTCGCCGCCTGAGCATATGCGATGTATTGTTGATGGTGATACGCGCAATAATTCAGCAGCTTCAATTTGAGACATACCTTGATCCGCACAGGCAAGGACGTGGCGGGTGAGGGCTTCTGGGTCGTATTTCATTCGTCTTCCTCCAGCGCTTCAATCTGTCCAACGCCGCCACAGTTATCGCAATCCTCAATGACAGACTCAAAATCGCCGTGCCAAGTTGAACTCTGGCGCACCCATACATCCCGCTCGACTTGGCCTTCGCCTTCGCATTCGGGGCAATTGATTATATTACTCATAGCATGGTTCCTCGAATAAATAGTGGCATGGCAAACAGTGCCAAAAGGAATATGATTTCGGCGGCGATTTCTAACTTATGTTTCATTACTGGTTCTCCCGGTTTGATTGGGGAGCCGAAGCTCCCCGTGTTGGTTAGATAATGGCGCACGGCTTATGCAGCTCACCATTGTGCATCACGCGGCGGATCGCTGCGGAGGCGTTACCCATTGACTTAACCCAAGCGTGGGCAAGGTCGCCAGCGTGACCGAGGTCGTCAGCGTCAAGCTCAACGAAACGATCAGCAACATTCATGTCGCTGGAGGTTTCAACATGAACAACAAACGCTGGCTTGCGCTCGACCATGCGACCTTGAGCGGCCTCGGATGAAAGCAGGAAAGAAAGAGAATGTGCCATGGGAACCTCCATATTGGCGTGCGTTGGCGGGATTGCCTCGGCTATACAATTACACTAATCCGTAAATCATCCTATGTAAAGCCTAAAGATGCACTTGCATAAACTTTTTTTAGGATGTAACGTCCTATCAAATTAACCTTGGAGGGTGACATGAAGAAAGAAAGTCGAGTGGTCTTAACTGAAGCCCAGCATGAGGCGCTGACGTTAGCCGCCGAGCGTGCTGGCATGGCGCTGGCCACGTTTATCCGGTCGGCAGCTATTAACGCGGCGGCCAGCGCAGGGATTTACGCCGAACAGCCGCGAGCTGACTGATGGTCAACGGGCGCAATAAGGGCGCATCATTTGAGCGTGAAGTTGCCAACATGCTGCGCGATGAGCTGGGCATCGGCTTCAAGCGCGATCTGGAGCAATACCGGGCCGGCGCTCACGCTGACCTGATCCCAGACGATCCGGCATTCCCGTTTACGTTGGAACTAAAGCGATACGCCACCGGACCAATCGGCGGTGCGCCTGCATGGTGGGAGCAAGTTAAAGTTGCCGCCGAGCGTGAGCAAAAGATGCCGTGCCTGATTTACAAATACGACCGCAAGCCAATGCGATGCGTGATCCCGCTGGCTGCGTTAACTGAATGCGATCACGATTACACGGCAGAGGTCGATTTCGAGACCTTCTGTTATATTGCTAGGGAGGCAATGCAATGACTGAAATAAAACTTACAGGCAAAGAAGACCTTTGCGAAGTTTCCGAAAAAAATTACTTTCCTACTGGTCGAAATTGGTCAGACGACAGCAAATCATTTGAAAAAATATTAAATGATAGTTGTGACTTTGCTCTTCGCCTTGGGATGCTTGAGGCGTTGGATTCAATGTTTCTGACCATTAATGTAGTTGATGGGAAACCTGAATTTACGGCTTATGTAGCAATCGCTGACCACAAATTTTCGGCGTTAAAGGTTTTAGACAACAGCTTTATTCAAGGAGACGTTGATTGTGATATGAAGTTAAGATTTGATTATCCCGACAACGAATTTACGGCGGAGATTGTTGAATGATCCCTGCTGACAAATTATCCAACACGGAATACCACGCCAAAAAGGATCACATATCGTCATCTGACGTTAAGATGGTCCACAGCAAGTCGCTGGCACATTGGAAGGCGAAGACATACAGCCCAAGCCCAGTGTTTGATATGGGAACCGCCGTACACGCAATGGTGCTAGAGGAAGCAAAGGGCATCGTGCGCGGCCCAGAGACACGCAGAGGCAAGGCTTGGACGGAAGCCTATGAGGAAGCGCAGGCAAACGATCAAACCCTGCTGACCGCCTCAGACTATGACCTTGCGCGGAATATTGCCGATAGCGTGCTGTTTCATCCAGTGGGGCAGCGCATGGCTGGGCCAACAACGGTCAACGAGGCCAGCTTCTTTGCCACTGACCCTGAGACTGGGCTGAAAATCAAGTGCCGCCCAGATAGCTATTGGGATGCCAAGGGTGTCCTATACGATCTCAAGACGTGTCAGGATGCTTCACCCAGAGGCGTGGCGAAGGACATGATTTCGTACAACTACGCAATACAGCAAGCCTTCTATATGCACTGCATAGAGCAGGCAGGCTATGAGGCGTCACAGTTCGTATTCGTTCACGTCGAGAAAACAGGCGCACACGCGCTCTCGACAAATATCATACATGAGGAATATCTTGACTGGGCCAAAGGCGAAATGCACATGACCCTACGCAAGATTGCAAAAGCCAACGAGGCCCAGAAGTGGGACACTGGTTGGTCAGATCAAACTAATGTGATTGATCTGCCACGATGGCTGCGTTTAGATGCAGTCGAACTTTAATTAGCTTGGAGAAAAACAGATGGCTAAAACAGACTTCAAACCAGTAATGATCCGCAACGTGGAATTTAAGTATCCCCGGCTGAATGCTTGCTATCGCTACAACACTTCCGAGAAAAAAAGCGAGGAGTGCGCGCCAACAGCGTCAAACGCAGCTTACTCAATCGCTTGGGAAATGGCCGCCGATGACGCAAAGACGCTGCACGCAGAGCTGAAGGCGCACTATGAGACGTGCCAAACCAAAGCTCCATTCAGCAAAGTCTTCGGCATGAAAAAGCTCGATAGCGGCAACTATGAGTTTCGCGCCAAGCGCAATGGCACAAACAGCCAAGGCCAGCAAAACGAAAAGCCTCGCGTCATTGACGGCATGAAGCAACCGCTGGCAGACACGGCGTTCTGGGGTGGCTCAAAGGGTAGCATCAAGGTAACTGCGTATCCCGTGACAGATCCCGATGGCAACGGTGGCGTCAGCTTGCTCATAGATACCGTGCAAGTAACGCACGCAGTCTACGGTGGCGGTGGCCTCGATGACTTTGACGAAGTGCCAACAACAATGTCTGGCGGCGTTGATGAAGCTCTCGATGACTTTGGCCCAGCCGCTGCGCCAGCACCGCAGGCAGCGCCAGCTGAGCTGGAGGACGAAATACCATTTTAGGCAAAAGAAAACCCCCGGCAGTTGGGACGCTGCCGGGGGGCACCATGAAAGCGAACCCACGATTGGATGGAGAAAGGTCCGAACATGAACAAACTAACAAAAACCAGCGTAGTTGGCAAGCAGCAGCTCCTGTTAGCGCATGGTGCGCACGATACAAAAATTGGCGACAAATACTTAGAATATGACGGCATCACCCTGAATGAAATAGCCAAGATGGTTAACGAGCCGCAGGCGAAAGAAAAAGCCGACGCCTCATTTATCATTGCATCAACCTATCGTGACTACGATGGTCGGAACCACGCAACTCAGCGCGAGCATGGAGAATACTGGCTACTGGCCTTAGATGTTGACGAAGGTGATCCATCGCTGACAGAGCTGCGCACAGCTGTTGCCACAGTTACAGGTGATGCGTCCGCACTGTTCTATTCTTCGTCTGGGGCCAGCGAAGACAACCGAAAGTGGCGCGTGCTAATTCCGCTGGCCCTGCCAATACAGGGTGAAGATTACGCCGACGCGCAGCTCGCTCTGCTTGACCTAATGCAGCAGGAGGGCATCACCTGCGATGCTGCGCTCTCCCGCACTGGTCAACCGATCTACCTGCCAAACGTGCCGCCAGCTCGCAGGGATTCGCAGGGTGCGCCGAGCTTTTACCACGGGGTTCTCCATCGCGGCGGCGGGATGCTTATTCCAGAAGAAAGTAAAATCTGGGCAAACTTAAAGTTCAGACGTAAGAATGAAGCCATAGCAGCAGAACTTGCCGCCGCCGAGAGGTCACTTCGCGCACAGGAGCGTGAAAATAATCGCAGCAAATACGACGATGATGACCCAATTGACGTATTCAACCAGCGTCACACCATCGCAGACATGTTGCTAAAATACGGATACGAGCGCAAAGGTCGCTCAGACACCTACCGCAGTCCAATGCAATCCAGCGGGTCTTTTGCCACGAAGGACTTTGGAACGCACTGGGTCAGCCTCTCCGGCTCTGACAGAGCATCCGGCATTGGCCAAGCAACCGGCGAGTTCTGCTACGGTGACGCCTTTGACATCTGGGCGCACTTCGAGCATGGCGGCAGAATGTCAGACGCCGTGCGCACTTACGCCGCCGAGCTGCGTCCCAGTAAGTTTGATGAGGTCAACCAACAGTTACCTGAGCCAGATGACGGGCTGGATGACTTTGAAACCATACCCGACCCAGAGATTGAGCCTGAGAGCCAACCTGAGCCTGCACAGAAGCTCGAATGGCCAACGCCGGTCGGAACTATTGATGAAGCAAGTTTGCCTCGCAGGCGGTGGATTTACGGGCATCACCACATTCGCGGCTTTGTCAGCGTCACGGCATCTGCCGGTGGCATCGGCAAGACCTCGCTCACAATGGTTGAGGCGCTGGCTGTGGTCACTGGCCGGCCACTGCTGGGCGAGAAGGTACATGAGCCAACAAATGTCTGGATCATAAACCTAGAAGATGACATGGCCGAGATGCAAATCAGACTGGCCGCAGCCATGAAGCAACACAACGTCACGCACCCAGAAATCGCCGGCAAACTATTCATGGACGCCGAAGACACAATCGGCATCACGCTTGCTGCGGAAACAAGAGATGGCATAGAAACCAACGACGCCTTCCTGAGCCACATGCGAGACAAGATAAAGGCTAATAATATCGGCTTGGCCATAATTGATCCATTTATCTCGACGCACGAAGTCAATGAGAATTCCAATATGAGTGTGCAGAAGGTTGTCGCCATGCTGCGCCAGCTGGCTAGAGAGGCTGGCTGTGCCGTGCATGTGGTTCACCATGTGCGCAAAGGCAACGGTGAGGACGCCGACATTGACTCAGTGCGCGGCGCAGGTTCACTGATTGGCGCAGCTAGAGCAGCCAGAGTTATAAACAAAGTGAAGTTTGAGGACGCAGTGGCGCTCGGTGTGCCGGAAGCCAACGCGACGGGTGTTTTCCGAGTGGATGACGGCAAAGCCAATCTCAGCGCACCATTGCCAGCCGACAAAGCAATCTACCGCCGCATGGTCAGCACAGAGCTAGACAACGGCGAATATGTTGGCGTGGCCGTTGAGTTTAAGCTGCCAGACCAGTGGGCGGGCATGACAACCCGTGTAGTCAACAATATGCTAGACCTGATCGACAAAGGCCCAGAGGATGGCGAGAAGTATTCCATCAGGCCGCAGGACAAGCAACGCTGGGTCGGCGCAGTCATCACAAATTACAGGTTTTCAGACCTAGACCACACAAAGTCAGCAGGGCAGGCAAAGACAATCCTGCGCCAGTGGAACGACGAAGGCTTACTGGAGGAAATTGTCTATCACAGCCCAGGCCAGCGCAGGGAGCGCAAAGGCATCGTGTCAACGGGTAGAGTTGGGGAGATGAACTGATGAAACATGACCGATGGAGACGTGAGTGGAGCGGAAACTATGACGATTGCTTCTACAGATACAATGATGGCGAAGAGGAGCAAAACGCAATGGAGTTCGCCAGCTTTGCAAACGAAAACCCAAATATAAATTTCTACTGGCCAAACTACGAGAACGCGCCGTGGCACTTGCAATGCATAATAGAGATAAAGGGTGAGACAACAGAGCTTAACTTCTGGCCACATAAGTCAAAGGGCCAGTTTAAGTATGAGAAAGCAATTGAGCCTCTGGGCAAGTTTATTGAGGAAGTGAACAGCAGGCTGCAAGCCAACGAAGAGGACGATTTCGATGTTATCGAGTAGTGCGTCAGTGGAAAATTTCAGTGACGCATGTGTGACGCGCAGTGACGCATTGCTGAAATTCGGTCAATTTGTGGGTGATTCGGAAATCTCGCAAACCCCTTATTTATATAGTGCGTCAGTGGATTTGCTGAATTTTCCTACGGAAAATTTACCTCCAGTGACGCACTTTGTCAAGGCGCAGGTCTTAAAAAGAGTTCGCCAAAGCGAACACTCTCTTTTTTTGAGACGACCAGCAGCTCCACTGTCCCGCCTTCCTTCGCTGGCGCGAAGTCGGGCCAGAGGCGCAGCTTTGCGTCCTAACGCCAGCTGGCAGGGTTGGCAGGGTTTACGGGAGTTGGTCTACAATGGCTAAAAAAGCAAAACCAAAGTCGGATAAGGCAAAAGCAGCGATGGCCAATCGTGGCACGTTTGACAGTAAGCATACTGACTATGACAAGCCGATCCACTACAAGGTAGCAGCAGCGGTCGAGCCGTTTACCTTCGCGTCAGCAGCGGCTAGCAAGGTGTGGGGCGATACGCTGGTTAATTGTGTGCCGCCGGCATATGCGCTGCGCTATCGTGAGCTGAAGGGTGAGCTGGACGCAGCGATGGTCGCAGACGATTACACGCTGTGCGTTGATCTGGCCACAAGCCTGATTAAAGCGCTCAAGGTGATGAACGTGAAGGCAAGGCAGGATGGCCATGAGCCGCCAAAAGTTGACGGGCATATAGCCGAGTTTAAGGGGAAGACGTATTGCTTCCTTGTCAGCGGTGATCTGGCAGCTGTCCGGCGCAAGTATCCAACGTGGGCCGTGTATCATATCAGCGAGGTCTGCGCAGTCATGAGCGTGCGTACAGATGAAATGGTGGCGGCTGTGACAAAAGAGTTTGCCGGGGCAAGGATTATAGACGTCCGGGCGTTTGATGATGAGATTAACTTTGAACCAACAGGAGAGTGAAATGACGCAGAAGAATGTACGCACAGCGGTGTTAGAGGAAGCCATCGGGCTAATCAACGGACCGCGACAAGCGCACTACGGTACGCCGCAGGAGAACTTTGGAGCAACGTCGCATATGTGGTCAGCATATCTAGGCATCAAGGTATCGCCGGGAGACGTATGCCGGCTGATGGCGCTCCTGAAGCTGGCAAGGCTGCGTAATGGGCCGCATCACGATAGCAGCTGCGATGGCGCTGCATACTTGGCGCTGGGCTGCGAGCTGGATGAGGGTATGCTTGACGTGCCAATGCAGCAGCCTTAACGTGAGCATCAGGCAGCGCATCCTCCCGCGCTGTCCAACTGACCCTCGACGGTTTTCATCCAGTTTGTCCGTCGGGGGTCTTTTTACGCAGAAGGGTGGCGGCATGTCTCACCGAATTAGAATGAGCCTCGACATAGCTTGCGAAGACGATGACGCTGCGGAGGCAGAGCTTACATGGCTGGCCGAGTACGTTGAGGAGCGGCTGCATCATGGAGCCGACATGCAGCGCATCGTGCAAGCAATGGTGGAGGCTCTGGTTGAGCTTGGCGACGCTGGTGAGCTGATGGCCGGGATGAACGATACCATACACTGAGAGAGGCTGTGAGCGCGTGCCAGATGGTGTTGGAGCGCTCCGCGACACTGGTTGGCAACGACGCGCCGGGTGCGCTCGCTTAATTGAACGCTTGTTCAATTACAAGCCCTCAATACTACATGTTGTGTTTGCTAGTGCTGGCGCAGTTAACAATAACGCCGAAGCAAGCTAAGTCATTGTAAGCATTGAGGGCTTGACTTTACATATGACTGATTATGACATTTTTCTGTTAAACGACGCTCAAATACCCCCCCCCGGTCAACGTTTCGACGGGGGAGTGTGTGTGT